ACTGACCACACCCCCCAAAATTATGACGTTAAAGTCATAAAGCCCTTCGCGAGATCGTAGCGAATATCGCGAGCATCCACCCTACGGGAAGCCAGCGCATCTCTCACGGTTAGCCCATCCATGTCTTCATGCCGCTCTTGGTTATGGGTTGCTCGAGCTATTTTATCTGCATTATTCTTTAAAATAGCGTCAAGATCCAAACCCCGAGCACTTACGACTTTCTCGGCTGCTTCTTTAGCAATTTTTGCCAAAGGGCGTTTAGCCGAAGGAGCCTGTTTTGCGGATTCCTTTTTGCTAACAGTGCTCTTAGCCTTTTTAGAGGAGCCTATACTCCTCACTTTATTTGCTTTTGCCATACCTTTTCTCCTTTCTTATCTTCGATAATTACTTAACCGTACCAGTTAATAATAACGTGCGGGTAAAGTAAAGTAAATAATTGATCCAATTATTCTAGGTAATCCTAGTGAATTATAGGGGGATCCTCGGTCTCCTCATAGTTGTCTAAACTTAGCTCACCACTAAAGTTATCTGCTTCTTCGTGAAAGCGCCACCGCATTTCTAACTCACGATGAAACCCAGGACCAGATAAATGACCCATCAACGCACGAATGATAGGTCTAGGCTCTGACCAAGCGGTCTTGAGGTTATAGGTAAGTTGCTTACCGTTTTTTATAGTAGTGGGGCCGGGGAGAGGTCCAATTTTATACTCTACATCATAAGCATTCCATTTAGTCCCCCAATGAGCACAACACCACTCATACCAGCTGGCCGTACCGTGTTCTCTTTCTAAACGTAGGATAGTGAAAGAGTCAGTCTTATTCTTCATCAGCCACTCCCGACCAGGGAATGAAAGAATATGGTTCTCGGCTCCGTTTAATTCTTTACCCCACTTTTCAAGAGAGTAGTAGCAACGCTCTCCTTCTATTTCCACGTACTGTAAATCCTCTAATGGTTGGGGCATGGGTACTAACTTATTGAAATCAAACATAGTATTTGTATTTTCGTTACGAAGAAAATCTAGAATATTTTCCACATCGTCTAACGAAGATTCAATAATTATTTGATTAAAACAGTGATTTGGCATAGTTTTCTCCTAAACCTTATTTACTAGGGGCTTAACTTTACCTTTGATGGTTTTCAATCGCTAGGACTCTTGCGGTTCTTCTTTACTCCTCAATCAAAACATCCTCTAATATTCCTTGTTTATTCAGCCTGATTGTATGAGCCAACTTAGGTTCGTATATATCGTCAAATACTTTTCTGGCTTCTTCTTTGGAGTAGGGTTCTTCTCCGAATGCTTGTTTTTCTTTGGAATTTAACTCATACCATACAAGAAAATTTATTTTGTAGGTGTGGTTATTATTGTATTTGAATTCAATGTTCTTCATATTCTCCCTCTATAATTTTTCCTGCAGGTAGGATACCTCCTGTTTCGTAGTAAAGTTCCTTCATCCTTGTGAGAACTTCATCCTTGGACATAGTGTCAACACGGTTCACGGTCAATTCACTACGATTCACATAGAGTCCTGCAGCTTTTCCACGTGCAACTTCTGCACTTACCGCCGCCGACCAAGCCCCATTACGCACAGCCCCATCTCGTATGTCTTTTAGGTCTACTAGATGAGTGCCTAGAGTGAGGTTTACTTTATCGGCGGCACGAGTTTGTAATTCTTGAATACGATTCTGTACGTTTGGGTTAGTTTTGCCAGTGAGAACGGTTCCAGCACGCGCAGCATTTTTCTTACTGTACCCGGCAGCTTTTGCTGCATCTACTTTTCTCATACCTTTGGCTACATTCTGAGCAAACTTTTCTTGCTTGGGGGTGAGTTTTTTCTTACTCACGCCTTCCTCCAAACTCGAAGTTTCCAGTCTCCGTTTTCTTCTATTATCTTACGAGTGACAAATTTCTTGTTATTCCTTTTAGCATAGTTACTAACCGCAACTCTTATACGCTGTATACCTGTAGAGTCCCATTCTTCTACAGTAAAACACTGACCAACTTCCATTAAATGTAAGTTGTATTTATTATTGCGAGGAACAGAAGGGGGAATAGGATACCCTTCTTCAATTGAAGATACTTTCATTACTTTAACTCCTGGATTTAAACATTCTCATCAGAAACCCACACTCTAATACCCCCTTCTCCTTGGCGACCTTCTTGTCTTTGAAGGGACTTTTTCCCGAGGTGACGCGTAATACAATTACGCAAAGCTGCGGCGTCATGTTTATTAGCCGTCAAAACAGAATCCCCCACCTCCATAGAGAGGACCACCTCTGCAAACTTTGACCAAAACGCTCTTTTTCCTTTCTTGGGTATGGGGATATGTTTGTCCACTTTTAATTGAGCCATTTTTTTCTCCAGCTATTACTTTATTTAGGTATAGCTAGGGTATTATACCTTTACCTTAGAGTAAAGGAAGATGGTTATTTTGTTAATTTTCAGCTGATCCTCCATACAACCAAAATACTAACAAGTATCGGTCTTTATTTCCCTTCACCGGTAGGCCACGGTGCATGTGCGTAAAGCTCGGGAAAAATAAAGCATGACCATTCGGTAGCGGTTCCACAATCGTACGACCATGAAACTCAGTTCCTCCACCTTCGTAACTACCTGTATTTAAAGGAACAACCATACTTATATCTGCGGTTTGGTCGTGGTGCCAGGCACCTTGTTTCTTATCCCTTATGTTATAGTTCGCAATTTGTATAGTGCTAGCAGCATGAGAATATCTTTGCCACACGGACATAAAGATAGGGTTCATGACATTAAGAACTACCCCAAGCATTGAGTTGAATAGTTCGGGGCATTTTTCGTGCAATATTATTTCAGGTATCTGTCTTAACTGATCTTCGTTTTCGTTGGGATTGAAACCAAAGTGAGCCTTCATGTTTTCTATTTCATCTAACATAGTAGTGCAAAACTCATCAGTAAATAAAGGGACAGAATATATATCATGACCGTGGTTAGTGACATAGTCCTGAAGGTGATTCTTTATGTCTGCTTGACCCATACTTACCTGAAATTCTTGTAGACTCTCCATAGCATCTTTCGTAAATTCTAGAGTCATTTTATTTAGCATCCACTCCGCTTTTATAGTTAATAGAAAGTTTTTAACTAGATAGGGTGGCGTTGGAGGAGTTTCCATTTAAGGTCCACTAATTTTTCTTAGTAACTTGATACTAGGCTACCGGGTTATAAGAAGTATGCTAAGAAGGGCTGTAATTAGCCCACAATTTTAGCATACCCTTGACGTATATCGTATTTAATATCTGCCATTGAAATCTGGGGGTCTTGGCAGATTGTAGAGACTGATAGATTTCCAGTGTAGAATTTTCGCAATCTATTAAGATTCTTTTTCGATCTAGGTTGCTTTCCTGTGTAGCCTATCTTTTCAGTTCCATTGAGATGCATTTTATTTCGTGGCTTGGATACTTTTTGTGGCTTGGATACTTTTACAGAAGGTTCACCAAGGCTATATGAAGAATAATCCTTACGAGTAGGTTTTACTGCCTTTTTTCTAAAGTACTCCCAAAAAATCGATCTAGCTTCTTCTTTGGTTTTAAATTCTTTTGTTTTACCTGTATGTAACTTCCAAATTTCCGTAGCCTTTTTAAGAGAAAGCCAATAAGGACAGGCATACTCTTTTGGATTTCCCATGTGGGCAGACCCGCCCTTTAGATCCTTAATTTCAAATTCTGAAGTAATTACTATTCTTCTCCAGTCTATGCCGTCAGGAGTATTGTTCACAAAAGTAATAAACTCGTAACTCATTCTTTTTTCTCCTTTATTTAGGTTCGGTCAGTTAGAGCGGTGGTTGCGCACTCTAACTGACCTACTACTAATCTATTTTATGCTGCTTTTGCGTATTCAATAGCTTGAGTCATTGCCTTTTTCTTAAGTGAAGCACGACCCCCGAACCACGCATTGTGTAACGATGCGTCCCGGTCATGACCCCACTTATGGTCAACCACAAAGGTAACAGCATTCATAGCTCCCCACCACGTACCTTTAGACGATTTAAGGTTCGCTCCGGGTTGCTCTTCTACCGCTTGATGGACCATACTAGGTATACGCTTAAACTCATCTACCATTGACTGACGAGTGGCTATCATTCGCGTATCGCTCATCTTTTCTATTTCTTCCTGCGCTACTAATAGTTCAGGTTGAAATAGGTCAGCTATATAAGTGACGACAGAAGTTTTGTCAAACTTCTTCGAACTCAAAAACTCAGCGGCTTCTTTAAACTCGCTCATTCTATCACTAGCCAACCCGAGAGCTTCTTCAGCAGCCATATATACCTCAGTATCTAGCGCCCGTACATGCGGCATTCTAAATCCACCAGATGACTTATTAGACAGAGCCATAGTCAAGGTATTGTTACAAACCACACGAATAGGCGTAAACCTAATCTCGTTGGACTTACCCCACATATGCGATATACTCACTAATAAATAACCGAGGACTCGGTCATCTCCAGGGAGTGTAAAATCCTCACTGATGTTGGCTAGTCCCCAGACCTGTTCTCCACCTTTTAAGGATCCCGCAGTCTCCATTTTCATGTGTCCTGCTTCGGTAAACTTCTTAAAGAATCCAAAGGCGTCGGCGTTTTGGCTAGGTATAAACCTTGGGCCACATGGACCAAAGGTTTTGTTATCGCTGTCGCGGACTAATACAGAATACCCTTCTACACCTATGAGGTCATCAGAGTCATCTATGTCCGGTTCGGCGTGTGTAAATAAATGCCTTTTACTCACTGTCCAATCAAGTTCAGCAGCAACCAGCATTTCTTGTGGTGTAAGGTTATCTTTAACCTGTACACCCAACCCATGCCAAGGAACTTCCCCAGCATAAGCCATTGTTTCTACAGCATGTGCCATAGTTTTTCTCCTTTCTTTTATAAGTACCTATTTATTATAAGTAACTAACTATAACAACGTATAGGATAATCTTAAAGATTATAGGCAAGCACATGATGTAACCAATTATCTAGAGTCATAACCATGGTTATAGTGTTATCTCCCTTACAATAACTCAAGTCTGTTCGGGTGTCGTTATAGTCTATAGCCCACAAAGGCATACAAACCCTGATTGGTTGGCGATTATACTTCCATATTAAGACAGGAATCTTATTTGGGCCAGAAGATTCACACACTTGTTGCCACCAATCTTCCTTATACCAATTTCCTTTAGCATAGCGTTTACATTCTATGCTGTGATGGGGTATTTCTAAATCACCTAGATCTTTTTCTTGGTATTGCTCTAGGTTTCTTTTGACCTTGTAGTCAAAGTCAATTTCTTCAAAAAAATCATTGATGTGTTTTGCTACTTCTCTTTCAAACGCAGCCCCTTTACTTCTTGAATTAATTTTTCCCATTATTTTGTTTTTATCAACCTTATGTTTTTAAGTTTTAGCCAATCCCTCATGAGGGCGTTTATCGTTTTAATGTCAGCCTCCCTATATTCTTTTTCATAGCTTTTACGTGTTTCATTGTAGGATTTTAGTCCTTTGTAATAGTCACCGTTTCCTAACTTACTGTATCTCACAATCTGCCAAACCCGCTGCTTAGAGATATTGTACTTTCTACCTACTTCTTCAAGTGTGGCATAGCTATTGGTGTATGTCATGTATATTTTAAAGTACACCTTTTTGAGCTCAGTGATTCTCATTAAAATACTCCATGTGCGATATAACTTTCCCCCAATTTGGACCTATTTCGGCGTCTACTTTATTGGGAACTTTTAGCTTTACGCAATCTCTCATTATTTCAATCACTTTTTCGCATTCTTTCTTGTCTTTAATAGAGATATTCAATTCATCATGAACTTGTGTATGGGCATTCATGCCTTCACTATGTAGTTCTAGCATAGCTTTCTTAGTCATGTCTGCCGCTGAGCCTTGTATTAATCTATTCATTGCTTTATAGGTATAAGCTCGTTTTAGCCGACCGCCATATTCTTCCATGGCTCTTTCAAGAGGGTAGGGTATTTCTCTACGGTCGAACGGTTCGTATAAATTAAACCTACACTTACGACCTAAAATTGTTTTAACAAAACCTCTATTAGCCCCCAGACGAGAGGCAGAATCTCTTAGACCACGGATAAAGGGAACTCTTTTATGATATTGTTCAAAAAGCAGTTCAGCCTCTTCTGTACTAATCCCTAGCTGCTGGGTAAGTTTTTCTTTACCCATACCGTAGCTAAGTCCTAGATTAATTGTCTTAGCTTCCTTACGACTGATATTGGCCATATCAGCTACGATTTGGTGGAAATCTGCGTCGTCATCTCTATACTCTATCGCGGCTTCTTCTGCGCCTTCTTGTTGTGTGAGTACGGCGTAGTGCACAGTTAGACGAGGCTCTTGCTGGGAATAATCAAAACAGCCCCAATGATGACCTTCTTCTGGTATAAAGAGACTTCTAATTAACCCACCAATTACCGGGTCTCGCGCTGGTACTTGTTGTAAGTTTGGGTTACTGCAACTAAATCTTCCAGTTACTGTGCCTCCGTTATCTGATCTTAAAGGATGCAATTCTCCATGTATTCTGCCGTCTACTAAATGTTCTAGTATCATTTTATCGACAAAGGTAGTACGAGCCTTGTTGAATTTTCTGGCTTTTGCTATAGCTAGAGGCAGTTTATGGTCATGGCTTTCTAACCAGTCTGCCACAAAACTAGGAGCCTTAGTCTTAGGGGTTCTTGGATAATCTAAACCGGCTCTATCAAAAACTTGTGACAAAGACTGTGCCGCCCAAAGATCTGGCTCAATGCCGTACCATCTTTTCACTTCTTTTAAGATTTTTCTTTCTTCTGCATGAAGTTTTTTCTTGACTTGTTGCGCCCTGTCCACGTCTATTAAAACTCCCTTGCTCCGCATTTTTATGAGTACAGGAATAAGAGAATTTTCTAGATTATAAATGTCGGTTATATCTTCTTTTGAAATACCTTCCTTTAGAATTTGCCAAAGTCTATAAGTCAAATCAGCATCTTGTTCTGCATATGGTCCTACATACTCAGGAGATAATCTCCACATGTCGGCCTTGGGGTCTAGACCGTATAGGGTGGCTACTTCTTTGAGAAGAGTTTCATCTTTTTCTTCATTTAAATACTGTTTACCTAGACTATTGAGCGAGTAGCTGTATTCATTTTCATTGAGTAGTGGCGCGGCAATCATGGTGTCATGTATGTTACCGTTAATTTTACACCCTTCATTTAATAGCCATCCGACATCGTACTGAGCGTTATGGAAAATTTTATCGTTAGGTGCGTCTAATTGTTTTTGGAGCCATCTAAAAACTACGCCCTTATCTAAATTAGCGCCATTATGGTGAGCGATAGGGTAATAGCCTTTCCAATCTTCGGTTGCTATAGCGACACCTATAATTTCCCCTCTGTCTTTAAATGCCCAGCCTGGACCATGAGTCTTGAGCCAAGGATCCTTAGTCTCAAGGTCGATAGCGATTTCTTTTTGACCCGTCAGATCGGGGAAAGTGAAGGGGGCTTCCCAATTTTTTTCGGGGAGCATAAATTCAAAAACATCTTGAGACATTTCTTTAAATTTCTGCTTCTCGGCACATATTTTGTTTGCCAAAATAACACCATTTACATTTAAACTTAGACGGGTTAGCCGGAAATTCTTCTGCAGTAGTCATCGCTATTGCTCTAAGATTAATTCTTTCTTGTCTAGCTTTAATACTTTCCGGGGTGTAGATATAACGGTCTATCTTACCGTGGTCTAAGTACCACATCTCTGTAGTAATCTGTTCTAATTCTGGGTAGCGTTTAAGAGCAATAGCTCCATAAAGCTCGCATTGTTCTCTATGTACTTCTTGATTACCGTCGTACCTACCTGTCTTAAAATCTATGACGCGGGCTTCCTTACTTACGCCTTCTTCATATACAAAGGCATCTACTTTAGCTCTCCCCCATGTATCATCTTCAAACCAACCTGTTTTCTCCCAATCTTTAGTGATAGCCCAATCACTTTCGCATATTACATGACCGTGTAGATACATTTCTTTTAATAGGATAAAAGCGTCTTCAAAATCCTGTAATTGTGCAGGGATTTCTTCTATTTGACCCCGTATAAATTCTTCGCAAAGTTTGTGGATATTTTTGCCTCTGTCCATTGCTGGGCTAGGAGGCTCTTTTATTTTCTTAATAAATTTAAATTCAGCCTGTTTAGGACATTTTTCAAAACAACTTAATCTACTGTACGACCATTGTTTAATCATAAATATTTCCTTAGTTAGATTTTCTACCCAACCATTCCCAACAAGCCTTACGCCAATCATCTGCTTTACATTCTTGTATTTCAATCATTGCTTCTTCAATCTGCCCTGATTTATATAACCACCAAGAATTTTGTATCGGTGCGGCAACGTGTGTAAAGAAAGGGTCTTCATATATAGTATGGTCAAATGGTTTTCTATCGAAGAATCCCAATAGATCCAAGTCCCATATTTGTATATCTGTATTGACTATAGGGTACGGTTTTACCATTTCTGCTGTATAGGGGTTTAAAGCAAGAAATCTTTTTTGTGTAAAAAAGTCCATTGCGTCTTGTTCTATAAATTTATTAAGCAATGGTTCAAACACCACATTATAAGCATGATAGTTATCGCTGATTTGATAATACTTACCCACAGATACACCAATAGCCGTAGCCATATATTCCTGTAGCATAGACATATGCACTACGTTTGCTCCGTAAGCCCCCCAAATTATGTCATTGGATCTATTACAAACAGTCATTTGTAATTTTCCCTCTAGGTCTATCTTGAAATAGACACAAGTATTACAAGGGACATCAGCACCGTCTCTATCTAAATCTTCAACAGGATCCCACATTTGTAATACAGATCTTCTATCTTCTGGATTCTCTTTTAGTCTTTTAATTATGATTGGTATTTGATCACGAAAAAACCAAGACCGCCATCTCCAACCATAAGCACCGTGCAAGGTTTGGCCGTCATCGCTGAATTCTTTCATTCTTTTGTTATATTGATAAACAAATTCGAGGTCATACCCTCCCTTTATCATCCACAAGGCTTCCATAAAATGAAAGAACGGGTTTGCGTTACGCTCTTTCCAAAATAAAACCCTCTCTTTCGGCTTACTGTAGACGGTAGTTACCGGCGTAGGAGCCTGAAAAACTACTCCATTTCGGCTCTCTGCTTTTACTCCATTTGTATATAAAAAATCAAGACCCCGTAAAAGAGCATCATGTGCGTTCCTTACATTAAGAACTTTCATTTATTCCGTCCTTATATGCTTTTTTCCAACTAATTCTCACATCTTTACGGGGTAAACCGCCCCAAGCAGTTTTAGTTTGTTTTTCCACAAGTTTAACATGATCAGGGTGAAGGTCGTGTAGTCTTTGCGCCCCTTCATTGTGGACGTCAATTGTGCGCCACTCACTACAGCCTCCTTCTGCGTTTGATGATTTTTGCCCTTGAGCGTAGTAATAGCTTACCTTATTTGCTTTACCTTCTCTTAATAGTTGTAGGGCAATGTCAAAGTCTTCCATTACTCTAGTTCTTCCCCACTCCACACTATCAGGGAATACTTCTAGGTTATATCCCAACACACGCATATACCGAGTATTTTCTACCGATAAGTTTTTTACATGGTTGTTACCTTCTCTTGCGCTTATACCAACATGAGCATAACCCTGATCCATCCACTCATCTAGCAAGCCGAATAGAGCAGGATATTCGCTCGATTGAAGATATCGAAGGTGCCAATCAATAGGACTTTTACGAATATAGAACCGTAAGTCATCATCCAACATAACTATACGAGGGTCTTCTACATTTTCTACTATATATTTACGTTTTGGACCAATACCTATGCAATCACTAGGTACAACCATTCTAGGTGTGTCTGGGTAGTTGTGGTATTTATCTTTTTCATCTTCATCTATTACTAATACAACTGATCCGTCTCTCTGCATTTCTTTAGGAAACCACCTTAAAGTTTCCTGATTATAGGGTCTTCCCCTTGTGGGAATATATATTTTCATACTTTCTCCAGTCTAATCATATGTGGCGGTCCAATTCTTAAAGATTTGTCTAGCTTCAACACGCGATAAACCGTACTCTTCCTCAAGCCATTGCGGTGCACCAAACATATTCATTGCACCGCTTTCCCTTATGGCTTCGAGAACTATATTGTATTTATCCTGATCTTCTTTTGTTATTTCTACTGACATTTTTACTTTTCCTCTCTAGTATTACTCCAACGTGTACCGGTGTAAGATTCTACAAGCAATAAATATCTTCTTAAGTCTCTGATATCATCTAAAATTCCAGAATCAGATTGATCTATGTCTATAGCCTGAAAAATATCATAGCCGGTATCCTTGACTTGCTTTTCTATTCTGTCCCACTTACGTGCTAGCATCATCATAGCCCCTACCCCGCCTCGCATTCGCCAACTGTCCCCGTAACTTTTTTCTGCCTCTCTTAGTTTAGTTACGTCTCCGTCTGCCAATTCCTGAATATGGGTAAAGTCTGCCGGCATTTATTTTTCCCCTGCATATTTATATTTTGATCTAGGTCTGCCTTCCCCTAAACGAACTCTTTCGTACTTATCAAATTCACAAAGACAATGCTCTATTTCTCTCATCTCCAGTTCTTTATCGAGAAGGAATAGAATATTCTGGTTAAAGTTAGTGAGTAAACTTTTCATTTCTTGGGTAAGTTGATCTTCTTTAATAGCTTGCTTAAGAGATCTACCGTGTATTCTATTTAACCCTCGTTTTGCTCCTGGACCAGCGTTAGCCCAAGTCATAATGTCTTCAGCATTTTCTAGGTGTCGGGTGTGACGTAAATCGGTAACGACTTCATAGGACATAAACCCGCTGAAACCAGCATAGGGGAGATAATTTTTCCAAGTTTCTTTAAGGGAGTGCGGTATTATTTCAGGAGGGTTATGATACACAGGGGTGAGAATTTTATCTACAGTTTGTTGTACTTTAGTCCCTCCTAAAGTACCGGTTAACATATACGCTCCTGTGTAAACTTTTTCTCCTCTGTCCATTCTAGCTTGCATAATTTCTTTAGTTCTTTCAGGGTTCCAGTAATAAGGGAAGCCTATTTCTTCTAGGGTATCTGGCCAATTTATTTGGCGAGCCATGGACATGGCAAAAGGCAAATTTGGATGATCGGCGTAGGGTTCCCTCCAATTTTTTCGTATCCAAATAGTGACCTTGTCTAACTCCCTGAATACATTACAGAAACTGTAGGTTTGAAGTATCTTATCCTCAGTCCATGGAAAAGGTTCTCCCTCCTGACGTTTTAGATAAATCCTATGTCTTTCGTTTATATAGCGAAAGAAACGATGCTCCGCTGCTTCTATGTCTGAAGTCATTGTTGTTGTACACCTTTACTTTTTATTAAATAGAGGACAAAGCTAATAGCAAGCGTATATTTGAATCTAATTTGAATGGAGTTACCTTTCTATTTTACTTTACAAGTAAAATGGAAGTATAGGAATCTTGCTAAAAATTTTCTCACAATCCTGTTCTGAATGTGAGACTAATTCTCTCCCCCACATCTTCCATAATCGGTATTGCATGAGTACTGGTCATTTGAGAATTTCCATCAAAGATGTATACATCTCCATCTTCTAATAGATATTGTTGTGTTCCTAGATAGTTATCTTCATGGAGGATATTGATTTTGCTGG